TACATATCATCACTCTCTGGCGCGAGGTCTGCGTAGTTGAGGAAGTACCAGTCATCAAAAAAAGTCATCAGAACTGCCCACCACTCAAGAGTGCTTCAACACCAACAAACCACGCAGTGCTGCCACCATCAAGCGACGTCGCTACCTTACCATAGATAGTTGTACTATTACTGATACCGTAGCGGAGCCCAAAAGAGACTGCCTCAAAGCTGTCACCACCTTGGAGGATACCACCAATACCACCACCGATGGAAAAGTCACCTTCACCGGGAGTGCGCAACTCCAAGCCACCGAGTGCAGTACTTGCTGCAACACTGTAACCATACCGCTCCATCATGTTATCGAAAGAATCCTGTGGGAATACTGCGTCTGTACCATTAGCACCATTGACACCGTCTATACCATTGGTACCATCTGCACCATCCCGTGCTTCGAAACCTGTGATTTCCACATAGCGAACGCTGAGGTCACCGTCTGCACCAGCAACCATGTCTTGTGTCTGTAAGCGCAGTATACCTGTTGTAGGGTCATACGTACCAGCCACGACACGTTGATCTTCGTTGTTGATTTCTTCCATGGCTGCGATAATGTTGGCACGAGTGCGCAGATTAGGGTTGTTTTCCAATCGTTGCAACTGACAACCTGCATTACAACCTTGTGCGAATGTTGGTGCTGCAATAAGCATCATGGCAACGGTGGTCATCATCATAAGTGTTTTTTTCATTAGTCTTCTCCGGGTTACACCTATATAGGTGGGATTTATCAGTTATTAGTTATTTAAAAGTGTGTCTTCTATTTCCATAAAGTTTAAAGCTCGTAGTGTTTGTCAATAAGCTCAGAAATGTTTTGAGCAAGTTTAGTCTCGCTGTTTTCACAAAGTACTTCAATAGCACTAAGCAGGGTGTAGTACTCAGCAAACCTTTTCTCGGTTCTACTAAACTCGGCCTCTATCAGCTTAGAAAGACTTGCAAATTTTTCATGAAGCTTCATAACCTACTCCCCTTTTTCACCAAACGAGTTTTCCCACTCTTCAGCAGTAATACCTGTTAGTAAAAACTCTCGCTCGTCTGGAGTTAAGTTTGGCATGGCGTTTTGGATTAGCATCCCACCCTCCCAGTTTTCTAACTGAGCTTGTGTGTAAGGAATTTCTATGGTAGTTTCCACACCAGTAAAAGGTGAACGTTTAGTAACCTTTGGCATTAGCTTTTTCCTAGTTGTCGTTTCATTGAGTTTATAAAGGTTTCATTTTTAAGACTTGGTGGGCTTTTAGGTAAAAACCTAACAGCGCCGATGTTTCTATTATAAAACGTAGGTACTTTTTTCTCAGGGTCAACGTACCGGGTCATAACACCTAAACACATTTGAGTGTAGGCTTCTGCGTAGTACAACTCACCCTTAGTTTTGTACAAGTCAACTATAACAAAGTTGAAGCTTTCTTTTCCTAGCTTAGCGATATCCTCGTTAAGCCACTTTGAAGAACCTGTGTAAGTTCTCCAAGCCATTTCTTTTCCGTAGTGTTTAGAAGACTTTCTACCTTGGTTTCTGAACTGTTTCTTCCCAATGTAGTACTGGGAAGATTTCATATTTTTAATACAGTAAATAAACCCAAAGTAGTCTTTTTGATCGAAGCTTTTAGAAAAAGACCAATGACCTAAGTCACTCTCTTTCTTTAATAGCTTCATTAAACACCTCACGAGTTAGTTTAAAGTGATCACCGTAGTGTCGCCAAATATGGATCAACCTAGCGTTAGCAAGTAAGTTCTCATAACCTTCTTCTCCGTAAGCTTTAAAGTAGGCTCTACAGGTAGCCTCTTTTCTTTGTTTAGAGGTTGTTAACCCAGACAAAATTAGTTCAGCCTTTACAGGACCACACTTAGAAATACCGGGAATGTTGTCAACTCCGTCTCCCATAAGCATTTGCTTCCAGTAGTGGTGATCAGCAAAGTCTTCAGTTACTCTGTAGATAGTGTCTGTTCTGTTGTTGTAGTGTAAGCCCGGAATACAGTGTAAGTCTTTGTCAATAGAAGCGATAGCATGAGGCTTATCCCCCAGTTCAACAGACCATATCCTAAGTAGGTCATCAGCTTCGTAGCCAAAACAGACAGCGGAACTGCTAAGAGATTGAGCATAGGTTCTTAACTCCTCAAACCAAAGTTTTCTTCCATTATTACTAACTTTACGAGCACTAGAAAGCTTGTAGTTACTGTAAAGGTCTTTTCTAAAGTTTTCGCTAGTACCTAAGGCTACCGCGTAGTCGCTAGCAAACAAAGCTTCAACAATTTCTTTTATAATCTTTCTATAGCTAGCTTTTGCTGAGGCTAAGTCTTTAGCAAACCACGCGGCTTGGTGAAGTATAATGTCACCGTCTATTAGTGCTATCATTTAGTCTCCTTAGAGGGTAAGTTCTAGTTTGTCACCGGGGTAAAACAGTTTAAGTATGTCTGGGTTGCCAGAGCCTTCAAGTGCGTCTTTTACATCTTTTACAAAACTATCAAAAGGCCTACAAGTAACCAAAGCCTGAGTTGGGGGTGCATCAACGGAGTCACAACCACAGATAAGTACAGCATTACCAGTAAGAGCTTCTTTAACTACTAAGTGTGTGTAGTAAAGTAGCGCAATAGGTTCAACTACTTTAGCTACTGGTGTTACAGAAATAAGTTTCATTTTACAACTTTCCTAAGTTTGGTCATAAGTCGGGAGTAATTTAACTACAAGACTTTGTTAAGCTTTTCCGTTTACAGAACGGTCGTAAAGTTTTCCTAAGTTAAGCGTCATAAGCTCAAATAAGCTGGAGTCACGTTCTTGAGCTAGGATAGAAACGTACCAGAGTACGTCAGACAGCTCCGACAGGAACTCTTTAGTACGGTCACCATCGGCGCGGTCAACACGTACCTCCTTGAGCCACTCTGCAGCTACTTCCCCTGCTTCTGAGCAAAGACCTGCCACTAAGATAGCCTGCGGTGTAGCGTCGTTTTTGTAGCTTAAAGTAAGAAAGTCATACAAAGCAGTGTTATCAAAAACATCAACGTGGTTACTCTCTGTTCGAGCGTTAACTGCTGCATCAAAGTGTTCAGGAGTTTCTGCAAGAAGTGAGTCGTCTAGAATGTCTTTAGCAGTCCAACCTGTAGCTACTGCGTTAGACAGTGCAGCCCTAACGTAGTCCATTGGAGAGTTAACGTCTTGTAAACTAGTTAAGGAGAGTTCTTTAGCTGTCCAGTTTTTAGAGTCTTTAAGCTTTACTTTTCCGTACTTAGTGTAGTAACCTCTTTTTGTAGTGTAGTTAAAAGCATTAGAAGCGGCGCTCTTGCTGTTAAAAGTAAAGCTACTACGTGCTCCTTTAAAGACTTCGCCAGTAGTGTTGTGGGTAACTACCCAAACGGTTTGTTTTAGCATTACTTGTCCTTTATGTTATTTGTTAAGTAGTTGTTATAAGACTTTTTAAGTTTTTTTAACATCTTTTTTTGCTTTGAGTAGCTTTCAAGAGTGTAGTAACGCAAAACTAAAATTAAAGCTTTACTTGTAGTTAGCGCAGTAATAACTTCTTCTGCTTCTTGGTCAGCCCACTCTGACTCTGAAAGCTCTTGTAAAAACCAAGTTAAATCTTGTTCAAGGCTAGCAACAACAACAGGGGGACCAAGAGTGCGTACTAACCTGTCAAAAGCAAGAGCTTTTTCTGTAGATTTCATAAGGTTATTCCTTTAAGTCTTTGTTATGAAAGTAGGTTTCGACGTAGTCAGCAATTTCTTCAAAAGAGCTTTCTTCTGCATCGTTCATTGCCATAGCTCTATCAACAAGTTCCTCTCCAAAAAGCAGGTTTAACTCGTTGTAAACTGCGGTAGGACCTCCGTTTCCTTGCGAACTTGAGAGATACTCTTCTGTGTAACCGCCTACAACCTTTGCATACACACCAAGACAGCAAAACCTTGTTATACCATCTGAGTCTCTGCTACAAAGCTGATCTGTTCCTTGAGAAAACTCGTCTGAACGTAGAGAGTTAACCCAAGTGCTTATCTTTTCTTCACGAGTACTATCCATAGTTAAGCTTCCTTTATGCCTCGTTTTCTTTAAGTAGGGTTTTAATTAACTCAAGTTGTTCGTCTGTTAGTTTTAGAGTAACGTCACGTTTTACTGGTTTAGGTACAGGGTAAGAAACTACTTTAAACATTACAACACAGTCATACGGGTAGTCGTGTTCCCAGTTATAAGCCTCAGAAAAATTACTATCTTCTTCCCAGCACGGGTTGATTTTATTAAAGTCTCTGTTACCGTAGCGAACTACTACTCTTGCGGTTTTAGGTAGTGGGTTTGCTCCGCCTTCCCAAAAGTAAGTCTTTCCTACTTCGTACTTTAGTAGGTTTTCTTCCTCTACAATCTCAAAAGAGTCCTTGTTGCAGGCCCAGTTACCAATAACTATAGGGTTGCCAAAGTCGTCTAGCGCCTTTACTGTGTAGTGGTGGCCGTAATAACCGTGTAGTTTGGGTTCATGAGCCACTACAACTCGCTTAACTCTGTCACCAACTTTGTAGGTATTCATTTTAGTTTCCTTTTGTTTCCCAAGGTCCACCGTCACGGTAAAACACAATAAAGCTATCAAAGTCAAAACTACCTAAGCTACGTAGCTCTTTGAGAGTCTTGTTTCCTCGTGCAGCTATAGTAGTTAGCTTAGCATCGTGGGCGACATCTGCGTCTCTAACTGAACCGAGTTTACTAAGCTCTAACATGTTGTCTTCCTGTGAAAAGCTCATAAAATTTTCCTAACTGATAAAGTTAGCAGTTTATACACTTGCTCAGGTGTTTGTAAGTTAGAAAGGAGCTTCAAACGAGCCTGTTTGAGACCAAGAACGAATTTGAGTGTCGTCTAGGTACTGCTTACCTTGTAGGTCACTAAAGTTTGTGTGTTCAACTTCACACAGTACAGTGTAAGCACAGGTACGCATCTTAGTGCTGTTGTAGTCAGCAGGTACCGCTACAACGTCACGAGGGTTAACAGCAACAGCAATAGTTTTGTTGTCACCGTAGTTACAGTAAGAGGCTAGGTACTCGTCTGCGCAAACGTGAAGACCAGCAGAACAAGTGTTGTTAGTGTTGTCGTCTACTAACTCACGACCCATTGAGACAAACTTACCGGGGCTGTTGTCAAACTTACCTGAGTAAAGATCAAAAAAGTTTTCTCCAACACGCTTAAACGCAATAAAACAACCGTCTGAGGTAATAGGCGCTGAGTACTTTTCAAGGAACTCATACAGGGAGTTGCGTGAGTTGTAGGAAGGGTTTAGCATAAGGTTCTCAAGAAAGTTTGCCCAAGGTTTAACATCAAACCCAGAGTCAAGCATTTCTAGTAGGCGGTCACTAAGAAGACCTTCTACTCGCTCACCGTGATATAGCACACCGTAGTCGTCAACAGTAACACCACCTACTGTTGATACAGCCTGTGAAACTTGCTCTTTTTTGCTAAGTAGCGCTAGCAGAGTGTCTTTGTCAGGAGAAGGTTGACGTAGTTCTTCAAGAATACTGTTAAACTGTGTTTCGTTAGCGTTAACTGTAAAAAGTTTGTTGTCAACAAAAACAGTTACAGTGTTGTTAATTAGGCTGAAAGGGAATCCAAGGTTCATTATTAAATACTTTCTTTTTCAGTTGTTGTTGTGTTAAGGGTTTTATCTTTTACAATAAAGTTAATGTACTGCCTAACGTGAGTGTGCAGTTCTTTCTTGTTTGTAGTATAGGTTGATGAAATAAACTTTAACAGAGGGTAAGTTTTGTCAATGTAACTTTGTAGTACTGTGCTAACTCTTGCTACTTCAGGTGACCTTTTAAACTCATCGTTGCTAAGGTGCTTAACAATAAACTCTTGGTTACTTTGAGGGTTGTTAAGGTTTGGGTAGTTGTTAAGCGACCTCGGTAGTTGTGTTAAGTTAGCAACGTACTGATCTTTTTCTTCAATTAAGTCTAAAAACTCTAAGTTAAGTAAACCTAGTATAGAGTGAGTATTAATGTACTCTTGAAGTTTTTTAATACCCTCCACAGCACTCTTAATGTGTTTTACCTTAGTAATAACACTGAAGTTTTGTGGCTCTTTTCTAACTAGTGTGTCAACCTTTCCCCACTCACTTTTCATAACAGAAACAATAACTCTGTCTGGTGTTAGTAAGTTAGTCTTAGCTAAGTCTGAAAGAGTTTCAAGGAAGTAACTGTCATCAATACCGTCGCACTCTCTACAAGCTTTAATAAAGTAAGCACTAGCAAAGTCCTTAACGTTACCTGCCTTTTCAACAAACTGGTAAGTAGAAGTGTTTAGTTCTTTGTACTTAATAGGCGTTGCTGTTCTTGCAGTAGAAAGCTTTATGTTTTCTAGCGCAGCTTCAGAAAGTAGTGGTAGTAAGTTTGCATCAATAACTTTTTCGGGTTTTAACACCTTTTTAAGCTGCTTAACACTTTCTACTGCTGTAGAACTTTCAGCGTTGTAAAGTATGTAGTAGTAGTCAAGCTCTTGGTAACCGTTGTACTTAGCACAAAATGCTGTTGCTACACGTCTTGCTACGTGACTTGACAAAGAGTCTGTTGTACCGTCAGGTTTAAACTTTACACCTTCAAAAATAAAATAACTAGAAAGGTCGTTATACCTGAGTTTTTCTTTGACTTTACAATCTTGTAGCTTTGGTTTCTTAATTGTTTTCATTTCAGGTTTTTTGTAGTAGCTACCTCTTGGTTGCACGTTTACCCAATTTAGTTCTTCAGGGTTGCTTACCCCAAGTTCAGTTTTTAAGTCAAGCTCAACGTAGTTAGAAACAGTTTCACCAGAAAGAGTGTACATGTTACTACTAATTTGTAACTGACGAGGTAAAGCGCTATTAATAGCTTGTAGCTTTTCCCAGTAAGCAAAGTAACGCTTATTTACCTTGTGGTCTTCAAGTTCACCAGCAACTAAGTCTTTTTGTATGTGTTCCTTAACCGCAAGAATTTTGTCGTTAATACTCTTTACTGTTGGGTCGTTTGGACCGTAAGACAAGTCTTCTCTAGAAGAAGTAACCTCTAGTTCTCCAATTTTAAACTCTAAAATACAGTTGTCAAAAGGAGTTTTAATAATGTTTGAGTCAATAGGGTAGACTACACAACCCATTTTAGCGTAAACACCGTGGAAAGTACCAGTACGTTCAAAAAACTTGTAGTCTGGTCCTTGGATTGTGTACTGTGGAATAGGAAACTCAAAGTCTTCTTCTAGGTTTTTAACTTTAGGTTTTACATCAAACCCCAAGGAAGCACGAATAGCAGCGTTTTTAAACTCTCGTAAGTCCGCTGTTTCTACTGGGAAAGATACTTCTAGGCCACTAGGTTCTTGTGTGTCAAAAGGAGGTGCTAAACAGTCAATTTTAGGAATGTTGTTTGCGCCTCTGTTAACTACATAGACAGCCTTTTTACCTTTGTGAATAGAGGTAACAGAAAAGCTGTTAGCGTAAGAGAGTGGAGTCATACGACCCATACCCCACTTACCTACTGCTTCGTTAGACTCTGCTTTAGTAGAAAAGCCAATTTTAGTGTAGCTAGTCAACATAAAGGCGTGACTGAGACCAGCGCCGTAGTCCCTGCAACGAAACTCAGGGTTAAACCCAGTAGCAACTACTACATCAAACGGGACGTGTAAGTTCTTAGCTTCAGCGTGAGCGTCAAAAGCATTAGACCAAACTTCTCGCATAATTGAGTTAGGTTTATCTGAGTACATACCTGAGATAAAAATGTGCATAATCTTGCCAGACATTTCTACGGAAAACTCGCTAGACTCCACTGAAGTAGTTTCTATTTCTGCTGTAGTTTCATTAATTTTCATAAAAGCTCTCTTTCATACTAAGCCTGTAAGTAGGCACCTTCTGGTAAATCTTTTAAAAGTTCTATAGCATCAAACTGATTTTTTGACAAGATAAGAACCTCAAACTTATTTTCTTCTTCGTTAAACTGTCTAAGAATAATGTCTCCGTCTTCATCAAAGATTATTTGTAAATCTTCTTCTTCTGCTGTAACGTCTAGTACAGTAACTACTGTGGAAGTTCCTTCAAACTCTACTGTAATCATACAACAGTCTTACTAGGGTAGAAGTGTGGGTAGTGCATTAGTGTACCTCGTAATAGTTTTTTCCAATGTTACAGTCACCACAAACCATAATGTTAACACCAAACTCTTTTGGTGCTTCTTCAAAACACTTCATTATAATTTCTTTAGTACGTTCAGCGTCTTGTTCGTTAACTTCAACAGTATGTTCGTCGTGGTAAAACAGTATGTGCTTAAACTCAATGCCAGCTTTAGTTAGCTCTTGATCAATCATAAGTACAGTAGCCTTCATAACAATTGCTTCTGCACTCTGAATAAGGTAGTTTAAAGCCTTGTGTGTTTGGTCTTTTGCAAGCATTACCGGACGAAAGTCTAGCCCGTAAATAAACCCTTTTGAACTAACTACAGACTTTACTCTTTCAATTAGAGTTTTAAGCGCAGGAATTTCAGACTTAAGCCTGTCAATACCAGCTTGGGTTTCTTTAGTAGTTTTGCCAATGTAACCTCCAAGTTTAGCTGCCCCTGCTCCAAAGAGAAAGGCAAAAATAAAACGCTTTGCTTGATCTCTCTCACACTGGAGAATGTTAGCAATACGTTGGTGCATGTCACTGTTAAGGAGTAACTCAGTAAAGTCTTTGTCTTGCATGTAGTGAGCAAGTAGCCGTAGCTGACAACCAGCTGAGTCTGCTGACACCAGCACTTTACCTTTTTCAGAAATAAATAAAGACCTTACTTCTTTTCCTAGTACAGCTTTAACAGAGGGTAAGTTAGCAATAACGTTGTGTGACTGTCTGAAGGTAGGTGTTCCAATGTTAAACACGTCACCGTGAATACGGTCGTTCTCATCAACGTGTTCAAACCAACCCTCTAAAATAGACCTGCGTGACCTCAGGGTGTAGTAGTCGTTGAGGTACTTACCTAACTTTCCTCCCAGTCTTTCCAAGGAGGACTCTGAAAGCTTTGCTGAGGTTTTAACAAGTCTTCCGTTAATTCTTTTGTAGTTCCACTCGTCTGGTTTCCACCCAAGCTTAGTGATGTAATCTTTAACCGTATCAGTGTTGCCAATGTCGTTAACAACAAACTCGATCCTAGTATAACTTCCCAGTACGGGAGACTCATCCACAGTAGTGGCATGGTCAAGCTGAAACCAATCGCAAGTTGTACTGAAAAGTGTTCCATCTTTTTTATACTGAGGTTTTTTTGGTGGGATTTCTGGCCAGTCAACAGGGCTTACACCTTCTTTCTTTAACTGCGCAATAGCAGCGTTCATGTTTCTAGTGCTACCATCAACAGCTTTAACTGAGTAACCTAACAAAGGGTTTACTGCGTCTTCAATTTCTTTAGTGTTTTTGTCAATTACAGAAAAAAGCTTTCTAGCTTCTACTGTGTCAAACTTCCAACCTGC